TTAAAAAGTCCCTTGAAAGTTCTGCTATTTCAAAATGTATAGTTGTTGATGCTGTTACATTCTTATTCAAGGTGTAAGCTAATGTTCCATTTATTGTAATAGTACAAGTAGTAGATAAAACACCTGATGAAGGTATTGTAATCCATTTGTATTGTGGGTTTCGTAATGCTAAATATGCCATATTTTAAAAGTTTAATGTAAATGTTGATATAAACAAATACACATTTATTGTTCTGTAATTATACTGTTCATCTTTACCCATAAACTCCCAACCAACTGCAAGTCTATCGTGAGGGAAATGAAAAGCTATTTCTAAATTCCAATTCATATTATTTATTTTGAGCCTAATATTATTTGATTGTCAATGTCTAATGCAAACGCTTCTAATAATTCATCAGGTAAATCAAGAAGTCCTTTATTAAATGGTTTAGTAAAGAACTCATTTCCTTTTAAACCTTGCGCAAATATGCTTCTCTGTAAAGCAAACCCCATACTTATATTACTACCTTTTTTATATTTACCTTCTGAATCTCTAAACCTTATATTTTTCTTCTTTGCCCAATCTGCCAACATTTGCATCGGAGGCATTTTAGTTGTGTATTTAAACTTACTCATTGGTGCTTTCTGATAACCACCTTTTACTAAACTAGGATTTGCTCCCTGAACACCTTCATCAACAAACTGACCATATGTTTCCATTAAGAAGTCTAGTAGAAATATGTTTTGTTCAATATCCACTTCATACGAAATAGAATCATACAATGGTCCACCACCTTTTTTATCCTTTGTCAAATTAGACTTGGACTGCTGAACTACATATTTAGCATATTTATCTATTACCTTTTGTAATTCCTCGTATTTCATTTAGCAAATATAAATATCATTATAGATTACAACATCTAAAGTAGCAGTCCAACCCGCTAACTGGTTTTCAAACCTGTCATAAAACGGTGTTATATTTGGACTCCCTTCAAGTTGATACATATCTGTGTGAAGTTGCCCCATTCTTAATCGTTGTATAAGCCTATTTAAGACTGCTAGTTGAGTGTTTAGAATATCCTGAACATTGTTGTTACCTGTAAATCTATCTACCGTTAAATCCTTTGATTGGTCTACAATATCACAAGCAAGAATACTAATATTAAATCTTAATACCTGTTCATCATCTATTACATTGTTAATTATGATATGTCCAAGCGGGAAAATGTCCTGTTTATTTAGATTTACTTCCGTAATATCCCCAGTCGTAACTGTATTAATATTCTTATCTTCTAGCAATTCAGTTTTGATTGCTTCGGTTAATCTGTAAAAACCTCTTACACCTTGATTTGCCATTATTTAAAATTCTTTTTAATTTGTTTTGCTTCTATTTCTGCTTTCTCTTTCATATATGATAATGCATATAAGCATTTATGTACGTTTAATTTAGTGATATCTTCAAGTCGTCTAATATCTCCTTGAGCGAGTCCTGAAAAGATGCTTTGGTACCATCCCCATTTTGCTGAGAATTGAGAAACGCTGTCAAGGCTTCCGTTTCCATCTCCGGATTGTCCAAACAATTCATCATAGTTTGCGATAAGTCCAGTCCTAAATTCCACAAAAAAAAAATTGACGACATCACCGCATCCATAGGCATATCTAAAACAGCTTCATCCGTATCAACCCTGTATTCTTCTATGCTATACTTCTTTTTTAACTTTACTAAGATAGGTCTGTATAAAACATTCATAGCTTTTTCCATATTATCCCAGTCACCAATAAATGTATCAAGGTCAATATATTCTCCTAAAGTTAAATCATCTAATTGAGGGTGAAAGCCATACTCTATTTTACCAAGTTTAAAACTGGTGACTAGCTTTGGTTTTTCATCAAACAATTTAGCAACCATTTCTACAATTTCATTTGTATCAGTTACTTTTAAATTCATAACCTGTTCTAATTTAATACCGCAGAAGATCTCAATCATCTTAGCATTTAAGAATCGTACATCATCTGTTCCTTCTTGAATTTTTAAGAACCTTTTATATTGCCTTAATGTAATGTCTTTTAAAGAGGTAGGAATGTTGATATTTAGTTTCATAATTATATAACGTATTTAAAGTTAGTTTTTGCAATAGTAAAGGTACAAAAAAAAAGCGCCTATTTCTAGATGCTTTAATTGTATTATTTAAAAGAGGTTTTTGTTATCTCATACTTGATTCGAAACAACTTCCTGAACAGTATTCTCGATCACTGTGGATTGGTTTTCCACACTCTGCACATTCACTATCTTCTTGATCTATTGGGTTTAAATTGTCGTACCATTCCATATTAGTATGTTTTAATGTTTCCGTTCTTATAATGCTCACAAACAATTCCAGTTGGTAATACTATTGTTCTAACTGGCTTTATGTTAGCTTTTACTAATCTCGCTTTGATAAATCTTTTTATTGCTTTCATAATGTTCTGTTTATTCGAAAGGAGTATCTCCTTTGGTTAGGTTTCTAATTATTACTAATACAACTAATACTGCTGCAACTACTATTACTAATGTTTCCATAATGTTCTGTTTTTATTTATAATACATTATCCTACTAAATGATTCATTAACATTTCAGTTCTTTTATCACTTTTTGTTATTTCGTTGATCTCACTAAACACTCTGCTTTGTGTGTAACCATTTTCTAACTTGCTTCTGTACTCTTTAATTATCTGTAAATTTCCCATTTTGTTTGTTTTAGTTATTATTGATATTCAAAGATATAACTTATTTACTTATAAACAAAACATTTGGTAACTTATTTTTAATTTATTTTAAGAAATATAGTAATTGCCTTTGTTTGGGTACTGTAATTGGTACGAAATAGCATATCGTATTGCATCTATAATATGATTCCAATTATCTTGAGGTGTCTTTGACTTCTTTTCTAGCCAAGAATAGTTGTTTAGTTCTTTGATCAGATTGATACTGTTCTCTTCTACTATCAGATCATAGTCTTGTAGTAATGAAATTCCGTAAGTTATCGAACCTGGTCCCTTAATAGCTTTGACTAAGTTACAACCTTTAGATTTTAATTCCGTTATAAGCCGAGGTTCCGCTGAATCCCCCACTATTAGATTGGTTTGAGCGTGTTTTAAGTTAAGCAATGCAATCTCAGAGGTAGTTAACCCCTTTAAATAAAAGCATTCCTTTAAATAGATGATCTTGTTTGTTGTATCTATATTGGTTTCCACTAAGGTAGAAGCATCCGCAGCAAATCCATAATCTTGACCAAAGACAGAAACACCTACTTTTCTGAATGTGCCTAATCTCCAGTTAGAAAATATAACTCCTTCTGCTTTAGATAACCAACCACCTAGCATTTGGTGTTTGTATTTATCTGGTCTTCTAGTTTTTATATTCTCTATTTGATCCAGGTAACTCTCAGAAAGGTTTTCTAAATTATCTAGGTATGTTGTGTGAATGTATGTTGTATTTCCTTTTGTTGTGTTGCTGGATTCCATCACTCCTTTGTCTTCGAAGAATCTGGAATATATCCAATGTTCTTTTGTGACAGGATTCAAAATCATTATGACCCTGTTCTGTTGCTTCTGGTTTCTAACTGATAAATCTATCTTATCAAATCTATCTTCATCTACAAGCTCTTCAGCTTCGTCCATCACCCACGTTGTAACATTAGTTAAAGACTTCAGGTTAGCTGTTTGATCACCTGACGACGTCTTAATACCTTTAAAGATTATCTTGCTCCCAGAGAGCTTATTTATGATTTCATCTTTTGTTATATGGAAATGGTCTTGTACATTTAGTGATTCTATTTTATCTATAAATTCTGGAATGATTGAGACGTAAGCAGAAGCCAAAGTAAATCTAGTAAATAGAATGGTGTGGCCTGACTCATAAGTAAGTAAAACCAGCAGCAGATTTATAGAATAAGATTTTCCCGATCCACGTCCTCCAGTTACAATAAAGTATCTAGAGTCAGAATCCATTAAGGGTGAATACTTTGGGTTTACTTCAATCACTTAAATTTAATAAGGTCTTTAAAGTTTATATTAAATCCTTCTGTTGAGGTTATGTCCACAGACTCCTTAGGCTTACCGTATCTGTAGCCAAAGTACAATGTCATTGCTCTACTATCCCCTTTCATTATTTGTTCCCCTAGGGTCCTTATTACTTCATCGTTATCAATTAAGTTGTCTAGTTTTTCTATCAGCTTTAATTCATCAGCTTTCTTTGGACGACCTGCTCCTTCGCGTGAACCTCCGTTATTTTTTCTTTTATCCATTTCGAAATGTTATTGTTTATTCAATTATATAACGTTTTAATTAGGTTTATTTATTTCTTACCTTAGTTGCCTTACAATGTTTCAATATCATAAGGCTGTTTTTCTGCTTTCAGTCTTTACAGCAAAGTTGTAATTTGGGAGGTTACACTCATAGACTTTTAAAAGATTAATCCCATTGAGTCAACAAACCAATGTACCTCTTTTTGGGGAACCTTTATTTTAATTTTTTACAAATGTACCATTAACCATACTGCCTTGTCTCTTCTTAATAACGTTATAAGCTGCTGTTATGCAGTCTTCTATCTTAAGACCTTCTAAGTGTGCTAGATTAGTTAATACTACGACGATGTCTCCTATAGCGTCTATTACCTCTTCCTTATCTTTTTTAAGTATTGCTCTTGCTAACTCTCCTGCTTCTTCTTGTAATTTTATGTATTGTGTTTTGCTGTCTCCTTCTTTATACAATCCTCTTTCTTCTGCCCAATTTCTTATGTTATCAAAATTGTTTTCATTTTTTAGTTTTGTATTTTCTATTAGGAATTCATAAGCATTAACTAATGATTGGTTGTATAAGAACATCTCATTACTAAATTGAGATTGTTTTAAGTTTTTTAGCATCCAATTTGCCAGCTCTTCATTTATAATAATGTCTGTTCCATTTACGTCGTTTATGACTATTAGATCTAACATAAATTGTTTTGTTAGTTTTTCTTTTGAAACTTTGAATGTTGTAGTGTGTGAAGTTTTGTTAAGTAGCATAGTGTTATATTGTTTTTTATTAATTAATTCTTCGTATGAATCTGGGTCTATTTTATATGATAGTAATTTTTGGTAGTATCTTTCTGCCTTGGAGGCTCTGCTTATATCATCGCTTTTAAATAGAATGGAATATTTTTTATATCCTTGTTCTTGTTCTACTCTTCTTTTTAAGTCTCTGGTGCATCCAACCTTAATTCCTATTATATGATAGATGTAATACATCATAATATTAGATCCGCTTTTATATATTTATTTGATTTGTAATCTGGTAAACTATAATCTTCGTAGCTTCCTTTTAATTCTGGTAACGTGTAGACTGGTAAATTATTGTATTCTCTTATTTGTTCGCCGTGCGTTTCATAAATATGTGCATCTGCTAAATTCAATCCTAACATAGATGGTTCTAAATTACATTCTTTAGCTATTTCTATTAAAAATAATGCTCCTACTATTATATCATAAGGTAATCCTAAAAACATATCAGAGCTTCTAAAATGCATTGTCATATTTAACTTGTCATTTATTCTTACAAAATTAAATTGTGTGTAACAACAGGGTAATGCTTGCTGCTTTAAATCTGTAGGGTTCCATAAAGTTATTATAGCCCTACGAGAGTTGTTTTTAATTTCCTGTATTACATAATCTATTTGATCAAAGATGCCGTTAAACTTCTTTATTTGATACCCATAAACCTTTCCTAACTTATTATTAACTGCAAAGTCATTCCACCAAGTAATTCCATTATCGTTTAGGTATTTTAAATCTGTTCGTCCTTCGTATATCCATCTGAATTCTGCTAAAGCTTTCTCAAAAAATATCTTTTTTCCTGTAATAATGGGGAATCCGTATTTTAGATTAATGTTTAGTGAGTTATTAAATGTTTTATATGTTTTAACTCCTGTTCTGTTATCTGTTAATTCACCATCTATTAAGGTACGCATTAACATTGCTTTATATTGGTGTTCAAATATATTATTTCCCATAAGTCTCTTTTGTTTTTTGTAGGTATAAAATGGCATCCATTAATTCCTCCTGCAAATGATTTAACCACTCTACTACATTTGATGGGTCCTCTTCTAATGTTACTTTATACTTCTTGAATCCTAAATCAGAACGTGAAATAAATTTGTCTACTACTCTTTCAACTACTGGGTCTCTAAATTCTATCTGTTTTTTATTCATAATATTTTGTTTTTAATTATCGTTAGTTTTTAAACCCACTCTCTTTTCATTATTGTAATACTCTTTTCTGCTTGCTCTAATTTGTCATTAGATACATCGTGTACTAATTTTACTAAAGGATTTTCTAACTGTTTCAATAACACCTTATATTTTTCTTCTAAGTTAAGATACTTATTTTCTATATAATTTATGTTATCAATTTCGTCGTAGTTTAATTTGCCTTTGAAAGTGAATATGTTTTCAATTTCTTCTAACTGCTCATTGTAGT